TCGGCAAAGGGCTTCAAGGTGATACCCAAGAGTGTGGCATCGTCCATCACTATTGATGGGCAGGAATACGAACTCTCCGAGGCTGAAATTGCCGCAGTAAGAGCCAATTATTCCACGGCACAGTCCGGTCTTGAAAAACTGTTTGCCAATGCCTCTTATAGTGCACTCACCGATGAACTAAAGGCAGAGGCAGTAAACTATATCTATGACCTTTATTATGACCAGGCTATTGAAGAAACCCTGGGCGTAGATAGAGGAAATGGTGCACTTGTTGCCAAAGCCGTAGGTGCCGACACCCTTGCACTGCTCTATGTGGCTACGAAAGGGCTTGAATCCGACAAGGACAAGAACGGAAACACGGTAAGTGGAAGCAAGCGCAAAAAGGTATTAGCCGCTATCAAAAAACTCAATATCCCCACGCAGCAAAAGTTGCTACTTCTCTGCGCAAAGGGATACTCCATCCAGGATGGAGATATAAAAGGTTACTCTGCCGAAAAGGCAAAAAAATATCTGCTTAACTACCTTCTCCGCTTGTCGAGCCTCACGAAAGAGCAGAAGGCAGAACTTGCCGTGCTGTGCGGTTTTGAAGTCAAAAACGGAAAAATCGTGCAAAAAACCTCCACCAAGTAGAATTAATGGCGACAACTTGCGGTAAAATCCGTGATATAATTGTTGCTAGGAGGGACGGAACTATGGCAATTTTAATAACTCCGGCAGAGGAACAAGAGGTCACGAAACTCATTTGTCGTAAATGCGGTCAAAGAGTAAATGGCGTAGGGCTTGCGAAAAATAGCAAGGTCGAGGGCTTGCTATTCAAGTGCAAGCGGTGCGGTGAGCGTAACGCCGTGCAGACAACTGAATATGACAATAAGAACGTGCCAAAAATCCATTGAGATAAGAGCCATATACACCAAATAGGTGTGTGTGGCTCTTTTTGTTCTCAAAAACAAATCTTGAAAAGGAGGTAAGCACAATGAAGGGTAATAAGGACAACCGTTTTGCAACCAATAAGGGCGGTATTATCAATGCCCCCAAGTCCACTACGAAGGATTCCCCTAAATCTACCGTTGTCAAGGGTAATGACCTGCGCAATGGCAAGAAATCAAAGTAATTACAGCCCATAGAGGCAGAAAGTGAGATACCACTATGAATGACGAAATCAACACCGAACTCGATTCCCTTGAGGACGATGTAGAAGAATTTGACCTTGAGGCAGAAGGCATTATTCCTCCCACGGATGACACGCCTGGTGAGGATGACGAGTTGGAGTACGATGACGAAGGTAACATTGTTATTCCCGATGATGACGCAGGGGATGCTTCCGGAGAGGAAGACGAGGACGCCCTTGTAGAAGACGAGGACAACGATGACAACAATGGCAGCGAAGATAATGATAGCCAGGAGGACGATGTACCGCCCGCGACCGAGCCTGTAGCGGCAGATGATAAGGATGCGGAAATTGCTCGTCTTCAAGCACAACTTGCCGAGAGAGATGCGTTAATCAAGGATACCCTTGTATCACTTGGCGCAGACGGCAACGAAGGTGCCGCAGGGCTTGAGAGGCTTGCTGCCGAAGCAGAGGACTTAACCCTGGACGAATATCGTGCCAGGAGAGCCGAAAAAGCCAAGAGCGAAGAAGCCGTAAGAATTGTACAGCGCCAGGAGTTTGAAAAGAAAACCCTCGCAGACCTGAGAGCCGTACAAGAGGCTTACCCCGAAACAAAGGTGTATAAGACGGTCTTTGAACTTCCAAACTTCCAAAAGTTTGCGAGATTTAGAGATGCCGGACTAACACCGGAGGAGGCATATATTGCCGCAAATGGTAAAGCCGTTATGTCGAGTGTAGCCACCGCAACAAAGCAGGCATCACTCAACAGAACGAAGGACCATATCCGTTCAACCGTTCCAAAAGGTGCAAAGGATAACTCTATCACCATCTCCAAGAAAACCCTTGCAGAGTATAGAGATTTATTCCCGAATATGAGTGACAAGGAAATCGTTGCTCTTTACAAACAGACTATGAAAAAGTGAGGTTAAAACTATGTTCAAACTTGCAAAGATTGAAAACGGCAGACAGAACGTGCCCGAGCCTGAATACCTTGACGTAGCCGCTTCCGAGGCGGTATCTCTCGGACAGGCACTCGTTCTCAACTCTGCCGGCAAACTTACCGCTTGTGGCAGCGCTACTCCTACCCATATTGCTATGGGTGAGGTAAATGCTTCCACTACCAAGCGCACTATTGCCGCTTGTCGCATCGAGCCTAACCAGGTATATGAGGTTGCTTGTAGTGCCGTTCCCTCGGTTCTCGTTCCTGGCAACAAGGTAACCATTGCCGATGATGGCTTGAGAGTAACCGCCAGCACAGACGGCGGCGTAGCAACGGTTGTAGCCCTTAATGGCGCAGCCCTTGCCGGTGATAAAATCACCGTAAGATTTTAAGAAGGAGGAATAAAAAATGTCTAATTTCATTTATAGCAAGATGTCAGGCAAGAACGATGCTATGTTTGGCAAATTTGAGCACCCTATTAAGATGCTCATTGAGGCTGAATCCAATGCCTGCGAAAAGGCGAAGGGCATCCGTGATTTCCTGTTCAACGTCGAGAAGTCCAGCAGATATGCTGAAACCATTATCGGTGAATCCGATTTTGATACCTTCCAGAGCGTAAGAGAGGGTCAGGGCGCGGAGAATGATTCCGTAGAATCCACCTTTAAGAAGACTATCGAGCACATTACCTTTATGAAGGAGTTTACCATCACCAAGGAGATGGCTGACGATAGCAAGACCGGCATTTCTGCCGATATCAAGTCCAAGCCCAAGAAGTTTGTCCGTTCTTACTACAAGACGATGCACAAACTCGCTTCCCAGGCGCTTATCAACGGCACCAAGTCCGAGATGGTATTCAACAAGGCTACCGTTGACCTTACCACTGCGGATGGTCTTCCCCTTTTCCACAATGCACACAAGTACTCCACCGATAAGATGGCAGGTCAGACGCAGACCAACTACTTCTACGGTGATATCGCATCCGATTCTGCGGCACTTGAGGAGGCACTCGGCATCCTTGCAAACAAGGTCCGCAACTTCAAGGACGAGAACGGTGAGGTTATGGAGTATGTTGCAGACGTTGTAATCGTTCCTTGCAACCGCCCCAAACTTGAGGCTATGGTAAAGAAGGTTGTCGGCTCGGAGAGAACTGTCGGCAGCAACAACAACGATATCAACACCCAGTATGGCAACTGGACTGTCGTAGTGCTTCCTGGCTGGGAAACCACCGATGACAGAATTATGGTAATGTCGCGCGAGGCTAACGAGAATCTCTACGGTAATATGTTCTATAACCGTATCCCTCTCGATATCCGTTCCAATATCGATGACCATACCAGAAACTACTACTGGAACGGCTACTGCCGCTTCGGTGTTGGCTTCAATACCTGGAAGCACATTGCTCTTGCGGTACATACCGAGGGTACTCTTGCCGGCGCAACTCCCCTTGATTAAAAATCACCGCCTTACAGGAGGATAGTATGACAGTACTCGAACTCTATAACTCCGTGGCGCAGTTAGGGTTTGAAGATTCTCTTGAGGATGAAAGCCGATTTTTGTTTAGTGCAAACAGAGCCTTGTTGCAGGTGAGCGCATTGCGACCTGCAACAAGCGCTTGCATTATCAACCACAAGCCCCTTGAAAACAAGGTGCGGGAATCGACCTTTGAGCCTGTTGAGAAGACGGATGACCTCTACTTCACTGCGGAAGGTGTCAAGTCATATTATTTTGAGGCAGATGGTGACGGAATGCTTTATATCGAAAGATATTCAGAGCCTTCCGGCTGGGAAGTAATAGGCACGGTATCCTTGTCAAGCAAGCAGAGATTTAAGGCATATAAGGGCTTTATCAAGCAAGACGGGAATTTTATCAATGCTGCGGTAAGGCTTCACTTCACGGGCGAATATCTCTACTCTGTAAAAAACGTGGCAATGTATAAATATATCTACAGTGCCAGTGCAGAGGATGTCCCTGCTTATGAGCCTTTTACTCGCTATGATATAAGCGCCTTGACAGAGGACTTTTTGAGCCTTGCTACTCCGCCTATCGTGGAGAGTGAGGGACTTTCCTATCTCAACCAGGGATATAGTGTTGAGAATGGAAGGATTATTTTGCTTCCCTATGACGCTAAAGGACTT